TACAACCTACTTCGATAATATCGAGAACCTTTCTCCTGAGTTCTTGAGAGAGGTTGAAGAAATGAAAGAGAAGAATCCGGAGAAATATGCTCATGTGGTTATTGGGCGCTGGGCTGATGTAGCCGAAGGTGCGGTGTTTAAAAAGTGGGGTATTGTGGATGAGTTCCCGATGTGGTGTAAGAAAGTGGCTATCGGATTGGATTTTGGTTATACCAATGACCCTACAGCTGTTATCCGATGTGGAATCATAGACAATGCGCTATATTTGGATGAAGTGGATTATAGAACTGGATTACTTTCTGGAGATATTATAAAAACCTTGCGTCCTTGGGGTTTGAAAGTGATAGCCGATAGTGCCGACCCACGACTTATTCAGGAAATCCACAACGGAGGTATTAAGATTTACCCGGTAGAAAAGGGACAAGGTTCTGTCAATGCCGGTATAGACAAGGTGCAGGGTATGGAAATTTACATTACCAAGCGTTCTTATAACCTTCAAAGGGAGTACAGAAATTATGTTTGGGCAAAAGATAAGGACGGGAACTATATCAACGAGCCGGAAGACCACGACAATCACGGAATAGACGCTGCTCGCTATTATGTACTGGGTGAACTACTTGGCAAGATTCAGAAGCCGAAAGATTTAACAGGAATATTTACTCACTAAAATTATAGATTATGCCATTAACACTCGAAGAAATATTAGCATTGCCTGACATCGGGCAGAAGATAAACTACCTGAAGAAAGGTAGAAAAACCGAACTTCCAGACCGTTGTAAACTTTGGGACGACTGGAATCCCGAACGCCATGAAATCATGGTTGACAAAGAGAAGTACCCGGATAGAAAAGTTCTTGAAAAGGAAGCGGAAAAAGTTTTTGATGAAAAGACTGGTAAGACCTATGAAATCGAAGCACAATATAAGACTGAACCGGTAAACCGTATTTCTATCCCTTTGGAGCAAGATATTGTCAACATTCAAACAGCTTTTACGGTCGGCACAGAACCGTCTATGGATTGCACTCCGACTGATGATGATGAAAAGAAGCTGCTGGATGCGGTAAAGGCTGTATTCAAGTCCAACAAAATCAAATATCAGAACAAGAAGATTGTCCGTGCCTGGTTATCCGAACAGGAAGTTGCCGAGTATTGGTATGTCACTGATGATGATTCGTTCTGGGCGAAGTTCTGGAAGAAAGTAAAGACTACTTTCGGGGGCAAGGTTAAGCCTACCAAGAAGTTGAAAAGTGTATTGTGGTCACCATTCAGAGGTGATAAACTTTATCCGTTCTTCAATGATGAAGGTGATTTGGTTGCTTTCTCTCGTGAGTACAAGAAAAAACTCATGGATGACTCGGAAATTACCTGCTTTATGACTATCACAGACAGAATGGTCTATCAATGGGATCTGTCTAAGGGTTACGAGGAAAGAACTTCTTTCGTCCATGGATTCTCGAAACTGCCGGTTATCTACGCTTATCGTCCCGAACCTTATTGCAAAAAGATAAAGACTTTTCGGGTCCGGTTGGAGAAATTATTATCCAATTATGCTGATTGTATAGACTACCATTTCTTTCCGCTGTTGAAGCTAATTGGTGATGTAGAGGGTTTCATGGGTAAGGTTAAGGATAGAATGGTTAAACTTACAGGTGAGGGTGCGGATGCTCAGTATCTGACATGGAACCAGGTGCCTACAACTGTGGAACTTGAAATGAATACTCTCTTTGAAAAGTCATATTCAATGACTAATACACCTCAAATCAGTTTTGAAAAACTTAGTGGTTCGGGAAATGCTTTGTCGGGAATTGCTTTTGACTATGTTTTTCTTTCCACTCATTTACAAGTTCAAAACCATGCAGAAGTTATAGGGGAGTTTTTACAGAGAAGAATTAATTTTATCGTTTCTGCTTTGGGTGCTATAAATCCGTCTGAATTTAGTAAAGCGTCTAAAACGATTGATATAGATACCGATATAGTACCTTACACTCTGAATAATATTGATGATAAAGTCAGTGTTGCGGTGAAAGCTGTATCGGGTGGTGTATGGTCACAGCGGCATGGAGTAATGTTTGCTGGCAACCAAGACCGCATCGAAGAAGAACTCGCTGAAATAAAAGAAGAACAAGAAGAAAAGAGAAAAGCTGA